AGCGAATGCAACGTTTGAAGTCGAACCGAGAGCTTCAGACTGCTGAGTGTTTGCGCCGCCAGCGAAGTTGTAGAGGTTGTTGTTGGCGATTGCAGTAGTCTGTGAAGTGTTACCTGGAACAGTACCGACGTTCTTGTTGCCGATAGTGTTAGCACTCGAGATGCCAGGTGAAGAGAATGCAGTGTTAGCTTCGTTGTAGAGTGCTTCTGCAGTAGTACGAGCAGTCGAGTTAGCGTAGTTAGCACGCATTGCGAAGATGAGTCCAGTTGGACCAGTCATTGGCTGAACGCCGCAGATGTCGTATGCGATGAGGTTAGGCATTGCACGACGGACTAGGGAGATGAGGATTGGGTCGTAACCAGCAACGCCAGTACCACCTGCGCCAGCATAACCGCCAGTACCTGCAGAGTTAGTTGGTGAAGTCTCGAAGAGAGACTGTGGATTGAAAGCTGCTTGTTCCTTGATGGCGATCTCAGTGTTCTCAAGGATCTGTGCAGTGACGTTGCGACGATGCGAGTCACCGATCTTTGGGAGCTCTGAGTGCTCAAGAACTGGCTTCCACTTAGCTACTAAACTTTCATAATTGTAGTTCATTTTAGTTTTCTCCTTTAAGAGTTTTGTAATTTTATTTATTAGAAATTACTTCTTGACCGTATTAGACAGTGATTTTACGTATGCCTGCATGTCAGGTGCGACATATTGTGCAGCTTCTGGCTCCTCTACAGACTCGCTAAGGAGCTGATCCTGGGTCACCTTAACTTCACTCTTGCCTGCAAAATAAGTTTCTTTAATGATATTAGCCTTCTTGACAAACTCTTCTGCCGAAGAATAGTCCACAGCCTCAATCAGCTTTGTAAACTTCTCTTTCTGAGTATCAGTCATGCCTTCAGACAGCTCATCTGCAGCTTCCTTGACTTTCTTCTCAGACACTACCTTAGTAAGCTCGATGTTCTTCTCAGTAGTCTCATTGATCTGGGACTCTAGAGCTTCTACCATTGCGAGCAGCGACTCGACTACAGATACTTCGTCGTCTGGAATGTCGAGGTGGTGCTCGTTGAAGAGGTTGTATAGACCTGCAAGGAAAGACTCAGTGACTTCAGTCTTGATGTTCTCTTCTACTGCAAGCTTGTTCTGTTCAATCCACTCAGCTACTGCGTAGTTGAGGTAGCTGTCGATGTTCTCTTCCATCTCTTCCTTGATAGAGTCAAGGGCTTCCTGAGCTTCCTCAGCTAGCTCTTCCTCGATCTTAGCTACTTCTAGTGCAACGCGTGTACCGACTGCAGCCTCAAAGATAGTTCCGATCTTGTCCTTGAACTCTTCCGAAAGGTCCTGTGAGTCGCCGAATACTAGCTCAAGGTCTTCCTTTGCGATCTGCTTCATGGCTTCTGCTGGAGCGCTAGCTGACTGGATAGATGTCTTGTTCTTGTTAGCGTCACCGTTAGCGTATGAAGTATTGTTGTCGAACACTTCTTCTGGTGAGTGCGTCATTTCTTCTGGATTAGCTAGAGTTGCAACGAATGCTGCTAGCTCCATTGGGGCCATCATTGTAGCATACTGAACCATGGTCCTCATGAGGTCAGAGCGCGATACGTTAGTTGGGTTAGCGTCGATGGTACTGCCGTTCTGAGTCATGGCAACATCTTCCTTAACTTCTTTGAACTCAGAAGCATGCTTTACTAGAGTATGTATAGGATACTTACCAAGAGCTCCATGTGTGATTGTCTTATTTGTATTTTTATCAACCATATCAGGCCCATCGAAGTAGACTGTACGGCCTGTTTCCTTACGAATGATCTTACCAGCATGTATCTGCTGATCGTGTTGGACCGGGGAGCGCCCGTCATCCACTACATTAGCTTCATCTAGTTCGTTCTGGACGTTTAGATTTTCGTTAGACATATTGAGTAACTCCTATAGTTTTTCTAAAGTATTTATAAATCTTAGAGATTTGAAACGAAGTGCTTGAATACTCTCAGTTTAGCCTCTTCTAGCTCAGTCTTAGTGACCTTGCGAGCGGCTTCCTCGATATGAGCCTTCGCCTTCTCGAGTTCTTGGGCCTTGAGAACTCCATTGTCCCATACCCACTCGACTCCCTCCATGATGCCGTTTACGAATGCATTCGGTGCAGACGGGTCTGCTACGATGTCGCCGGCAGTGGCTAGGTAGAAGTCGTCCTGTACTACGTGAACGCCGTTGACTTCTTTTAGCGAGCCCATTCCACGGGTAGATACTCCGAGCTGTACTCCAGACTCGATCAAGTTTCGTGCAATCTCGCCCATTGGTGTAGGTAGGATCATTGCCTTGCCGATGAAGTTGTTACCTTCTGGAACTAGAGAAACGATCTTATGAGAGATGCGGTCTAGGTTAAGTGAAGGACCTTCTGGGTGGCCGAGCTCTCCAAGAGCGCGACCCTTGTTCACGTAGTCTTCAACGTATCTGTTGACTTCGCGAGTAACGGACTCAAGACGATACATGCGCCCGTTGCGGTTCTTTACTTCCGTCTGGATAAACGGTCCATGGATATAGAGGTTCTTCTTTCCCTCTACACCCTCTTCGGTGATTACCTTAAGTTCTTCGTTTAGTTCTGTGATGAGTTTCATCTTAGTTGTTCCTTAATTTTTATAAGCAACTGGTGTAGCTGCCAAAGAAACACCTGAATGGTTTGACGTTATAATATCTGTTTTACCTTTTTCTACGATAAAACTTTCTCCACCTACAATAGACACACTCCACAAGATTGTTGTGTTAGTTGAGTCTTTGCATGTAATTACAGCTAAAGTTGTTATTGCACCTGCATGTGACATCAATACTAAAGAACTATTACCATAAGAACTAAAAGTTGAAGTATTACAACTTGATGTATTGCCAGTTGGTTTAATTATAGCAGCCATTAGATTCCATGCTCCTCTGCAAATGCTAGAAGAGTGTCGATGCCGTCTTGTGAACCAAGCATGTCATCGAACTTAACCCTGTTCTCTTCTGAGAGCGTATCATATAGACGCTCTAGTACTTCTTCTGCCATCTTCTTCTTCTTTGACCTAAGAAGCTTAAAGTCTATCTTGGTAAGCTTCTCGTCACGGTTCATGTCTAGGTTCTTCTGTCCACCAACTAATTCTTCTACCTTGATCTCTCTCTTTGCTGCCCTAACGAACTTAGGGCGACCATTCGGGAAGACTCTGATAATCATGGGACCCCTTGCAGAATCCTTTGTAGTTACGTCAGTGTCTTCATTTCTTATAGATCTCTTAGTCATAGATCCGAGAGATACCCTTGGCTTCTTTTCTACTGCAGGGGGCTTGCCGTGCTTCACTACGTGCATGAAGTGTTCGTGCGAGTGAGCCAGGGCATTCTGTACTTCTTCTTTCTTACCCATAGCTACCGTAGTATTTGCATGTATCTCAAGGGCTTTTGCTACGTGCTTTGGATCTACGAGGTGCTTCTCGCCGTTCTCAAAAGTAAGCTTGTGCATACCGTTGACTGGAGCCTTGTGCATCTGGTTGATGATGTTGTTATTTGCTGCGCGTTCTACGCGATCTGACTCTTCTTCGTCGTCGCCCTTCTTCTCTACTACGTAGTCTTCACCCATGCGGTTCATGAAGTTGCCGTAGCTGGAAGCCATCTTACCAGACTGGCTGTAAGATGGAGCTGAGTCAGAAGTCTTATCTTTATCGCCATAGACCATATAGTCATGGACTCCAGAGATCATCTCCTTGGCAGAAGCGATCTTTGACTGTACCCATGGCTCGATGTGCATGCTCTGAGACATATTGTTCATCATGTCTTCAGCTTTAGCGCATATAGCCTTGAGCTCAGTGCGCACCATCGACACCTCATCAGAGACGTAGTCGTTGTCTTCATATGCCTCGTTGCGCTGCTTTGAATAGTAGGCAGCCATCGCCTGCTTCATTCGTTCTTTCTTTGACTTGCCTGCTAAATTAGAAGCTTTACTGTGAACAAAGTCTGATATCCAAGTACCAATAGGAGTCTTCTTTGTAAGGACTTCATTGACTTGCTCGACTTCTTCATTCTGTTTAGTAGAAGATTCTTTTTTCTGTCTTTCAAGATCTCGAATTTGATCTAGAATAGTGTTCCTCTTATTACGAAGTCCTTCTTCTCTAGGACTCATAGTTCTGCTTCCTCTATTTCTGCGAGCTTGTTGTGCGCGTCCATATAGAACATCATGACGATTATATTGGTTTTGCAAGCTTGCAATCTTCTTGTCGATGTTTTCATTGACTTGCTCGACTTCTTCAGCAACAGATATAGTACCTATATGACGACCAATTGGTTGTTTTTTATTACGAATATAATATAAATGAGTATTTTCCTCACCATACTTATTTGTATGACTAATTGTATGACCTGGAATATCAGCTCTAATACGCCCAGGACCATAACGATCTCTCATTGCTTTTTTGTGGGCGTCTGGTACTGTTGCTTCATAAAGTTCAACTTCTTCTTTAATTCTTCTTAAAGCACTAGGTTCTACGATTGTTTTTGTACCACCCATTGTTGTAATACGAGATTGCGTACCTGTTATAAATCCACCAAAGTCTACTTCATGATCACCATTAGGTAAAATTTTTGTTATAATACCTTTATGGCCATGAGAAGCAGATCCTGGAGCATGGATTTTTACAAGATCACCAACATGGTGTGCTTCATCAATAGTTCCAGTAATGCCTTTTCTAAGAACAGTATCTTTTTCTTGTTCGCCTTTAGAAAGAGCATAAAAAGGTGTTCGTTGAAGTTTTTCTCTAGCAGCTTGTTTTTCTGGATTAGGTGCAGGCACTTGATTAACTGTTTTACCCCAACCTTTATGAACTTCAGAATCTTGTGCTCTAGAATTACCACCCATTCTTTTAGATGTAAGAGCAGCATGAGCGCTATTAAAATTCGCCACAGAACCAAACCCTTGCTTTCTTCTATTACCAGCGATAGGTGACACACCACCTTTAGTAGTACCATAGTGATATTTTGTATTTAATGCTTCATCACCTCGAGTCGCTGCACGTGCAGTTCTTACATTTTGTACTCCAGGACTTACAGGACGAAATGTTCCTTTTTTACCCATTTCATTGACTTGCTCGACTTCTTCATTCTTCATAGGTTTTCTAGAATAAACGTCAACGCGTGCGCTGTGCTCAGGCTTGATGTCTTGAGATGTCATCCTATAGTGTTTGCCGCCCCTCTTATAAAGGTGCTTGAACTTATCGAGAGGAGTGCGGCCGCGAACCCTGTGTCCGCCGACGGCTTTGCTCTTCATGTCAGCGAGCTTCTCGTCGTAGTCGGGATCGTCTTTCTTAATAGTGCCGATGTAGGTGTCGGTACGACTCGCTTCGTCGAGCTCAACGTCTTCGTTCTTCATAGCTGCTTTACGGGCTTTTTCATCTCTCATCATCTTTACAATGTTTGGTGAACCAAACTCTGGAGCTTTCTTCATTGTGTCAGAATAAAGCTTTGGCTTAGACATAGTTGACTTTGCTTCATCAAGTTCTGCTTCTTTTTTCATTGAAGTGTAGCCAAGACCAGACCAGTGCTTCTTGTGTACGTGACCGAGAACGAAGTCGCGAGGATCAGTGTCCATCTTGGCAAGATGGTTCTTTAGACCTTCGAGGTGACCGTGCTCGATATGGTGAGCAGCCTGAAGCATGTCATGCCTATCGATGCCGCCATGCTCGCGCGCATAATTTCTAAGCTCTTTATGGTCGCCAAGTGAGTGGCTCATGTTTGCTTCGTTGTGAATCTTCTTTAGAGTCTGTGCGAGCTTTAGGCCCCTGTCATATGCCTGTGCAGACTGGTCACCTTCGTATGATGCAGTCTTTGGATCTTCCCTGCGCTTGTTGCCGTTGAATACGTGCTCTTGATCAGTAACGCCTGGAACTAAGTTCTTGTGATCGACCGAGTGAAGAGCCTTGAAGTTCTTCTCACCCTGTGATAGAGGCTGCTGAGTCTCTTTGAGAGACTTCTTTAAGAGGTCATACATTTTCATCTGATTGTTCTTCCTGATCTGTGGTTTCTTGTTCCTCAGAATCGACTGCTTCTTGCTGACCGTCAGTAGCACCAAAGATGCTAGCGGCTACATCAGGAAACATCGCGTCAACTGCGTCGGCCACCTTAGATGTCATGATATCGTCGATCGCGGTCTTTAGTCCGACTGCGTCCTTGTTGAATGCGCTAGTAAAGATGTCAGCGATAGTAGTCATAATTCCTCCAAAATCTGCATATCATATTTATAATTAGTAGGCTTCGCCGGACCCAGACACCTTAGTACCCTGTTCTACGCCTGTAGTCTGGGATTGGTTTCCGGTTCCGTCTAGTTCTGGTCTATTTGCGATGGGCGGCGGCGGTGGAGCCATACCTGGGTCCTGAGGAGGAAGCATTGGAACTTTCTCTTCTGCCATCTCGTCCATCATGTCTGCTATCTCCTGCTCGCTCTGGAACAGGATGTTCTTGCGTACCCACAGGTCTGAATAGTAGCGTCCAATGTAGGGCATGACTTGGTTCAGAAGCTGCAGCCTGTTCTGCATGATCTCGATCTCTTTGAACTCTTCAAAGTGGTTGTCCACAGTAAAGTCAAAGTGAATCTGATTCTCTAGCTCTTTCCAGTCTTCCTCAGAAACTATACCCTTAAGGACTAGCTGCTTCTCGAGGGCTTTTAAGAACAGCATAGAGAACCTGCGACGCAGGCGTCCTACAAACTTAGTAAACTTTACCTCGTCTCTCGAGATCTCAGACGCCCTGCCGAGGATGTTTGCGGACTCTTGGTTGAGACGGGAAACTGGAACGTTGAGTGCCTGATAGAGCTTCTTCTGGAAGTACTCTACGTCGGTCATCTCGCCGAGGTTCTGCCCTGCTGGGAGGGTAGTGATCTCGGTGCCCTTGTTGCCTTCCCTTCTCGGAAGCCAGTAGTCCTCGAGCATCGTCATGTACTTACGATCGTCGCGCACCTCACCCGAAGTGGCGTCGTATACTAGACGGTTCTTGTGGCGGACCATCATGTCGCGAAGGTACTGCTCAGCCTTTACCTTAGGCAGATTTCCAACGTCAATATAGAATATGCGACGCTCAGGAGCGCGAGAAATACGATAGATAACCGTAGCATCTTCGAGCGTCCTTAGCTGGTTTAGCGGCTTGATAGCCTTCTGCACGTACGAGTAGACCAGCTGGTTGTTCTTATCAGTCAGCCCAGAAGTAACGTGGATTATTGAGTCGATTGATATTCTTAGACCGCCGGTAGAGTTGTTGTCCTGCGCTATGCCCGCATTTCCGGGTGCTGCCATGAAAGTGCGGTCTGAGTATACGTAGTACTCACGCTTTACTTTCTGGACTACGATCGGCCCCTTGGCTTCTTTCTTTACTTCGCGTATCTTCCTGACCTTTCTAGGGTCTAGATAGCGAAGCTCTTGGATTCCAAGGCGTGGATTCTTCTCGTCAATGATGAGGTGATAGTACATACGGCCGTCGACGTACCATCTCTTGAAGAGCTCGTACGCCTCGATCTGAAAGTTAAAGAGCTTGAGGATAGTCTTGAACTCTTCCCTTATCTTCTGCTTGATAGGGTCGCCGTATTCTACCTTGTCGAGATTAATGTCGATTATCTTCTCGGCGTCGGTGTCGATAGCCTCGTTGACGATGTCGTCGATGGCTGCTTCGAGTTCAGGCTGTAGTGAGATCTCTCTGTACTTAGCTACTAGCTCAGC